CGTAGATCAATTGGCACAGGTAGCGTATCACTACGATTACGAAATAGACGATCACGAAATATTAGACATAGTAGCGGGATATTAACATGAGTATGTTTTGGAAAGAGTTTACAAAAGAGTTTTCTACTTCTAAAGTTTTTAGACCGCTTAACACATATGGCATCTACGCTATTTCTGCCGTAGTGTTTTTTACACTAGGTTACAGCGTAGCAGTTCTCTAAGGATAATACTATGGCAGAATCAATTTATAGTCCAGACCCCTTGATGATTCAAGAGTCTTTGGAAGAATGGGTAATTACCAAGTGTGAAGATTGGCGAGATAACTATGAATCAAACTACGAAGAAAGGTTTGAAGAATACTATAGGCTATGGCGAGGTCAATGGGATCCTACTGACTCCGAAAGAGCATCAGAACGTTCTCGCATTATTTCTCCTGCGCTTCAGCAGGCTGTAGAGTCTAACGTAGCAGAACTAGAAGAAGCTACTTTTGGTCGAGGCAAGTGGTTTGATATTGAAGATGACATGAATGACCAACAAAGTCAAGATGTCATGTACTTGCGTAGCAAATTAACAGAAGACTTTGAGTCTTGTAAAGTACGCAAAGCAGTAGCAGAGTGTTTGATTAATGCTGCTGTGTTTGGTACAGGCGTAGGGGAGGTGGTCCTTGAAGAGATTAAAGAGATGGCTCCAGCGACTCAACCCATTATGGGTGGGGATCTCACGGCTGTGGGCGTTAACATTACGGACAGGATTGTTGTTAAGCTCAAACCTGTACTACCCCAGAACTTCCTGATTGACCCTGTAGCTACGTCTGTAGAAGACGCTATGGGTGTAGCTATTGATGAGTTTGTGTCTAAGCACTCCGTAGAACTCCTACAGGAGCAGGGTGTGTACCGTGAGGGACTGATTGAATCAGCGGCTCCTAACTCAGAATTAGAGCCTGACCAAGACCTCACGATTTACAACGATGACAAAGTACGCCTTACTAAGTACTACGGTCTTGTGCCTCGTGAGTTGCTTGAGGCTGAAGGTGTAGACGTAGACTCAGACTCTATGTATGCAGAGGCTATTGTTGTAGTTGCTAACGGCGGCACACTCTTAAAGGCTGAAGCTAATCCTTACATGATGAATGACCGACCAGTAGTTGCTTTTCCTTGGGACGTAGTACCGGGACGCTTCTGGGGCCGTGGAGTGTGCGAGAAGGGCTACAACAGCCAAAAGGCTTTGGACACTGAGCTACGCGCACGTATCGACGCTTTGGGCCTTACGATTCACCCAATGATGGCTATTGACGCTACACGACTACCTCGTGGTGCTAAACCAGAGGTACGTCCGGGCAAGATGATCTTAACTAACGGAGATCCTCGTGAAGTACTTCAACCGTTTAACTTTGGACAAGTTAGTCAAATTACTTTTGCACAAGCAGCATCGCTTCAGCAAATGGTACAGCAAGCTACAGGAGCCGTTGACTCCGCTGGTATTGCTGGACAGGTTAACGGAGAAGCCACAGCAGCGGGCATAAGTATGTCTCTTGGCGCTATTATTAAACGCCACAAGCGGACTTTAATTAATTTCCAGCAGTCGTTCCTGTTGCCTTTTGTTACTAAAGCTGCACACAGATATATGCAATTTGATCCTGAAAACTATCCCGTAGCAGACTACAAGTTTAACGCTACGAGCACTCTGGGTATTATTGCTCGTGAGTACGAGGTTACTCAGTTGGTACAACTTTTGCAGACGATGAAGCAAGACAGTCCTTTGTACCCTGTGCTAATCCAAAGCATTATTGACAATATGAACCTTAGTAATCGTGAGGAGCTTATTGCTGCAATGCAACAAGCAGCACAGCCTAATCCTGAAGCACAGCAGATGGCTATGGCGGCTCAACAAGCACAGCTACAGTTCCAGCAAGCGCAGACATCAGCACTACAAGGTCAAGCTGCAGAGTTTCAAGCAAGGGCAGGTAAGCTTGCAGTTGAAACTCAGCTGGCCCCGCAAGAACTTGAGATTGATAAAATTGAAGCAATTACTAAAAACCTTAAAGAAGGTGACGAAGATGACAAAGAGTTTGAACGCCGCCTAAAGATTGCTGATATTGCACTTAAAGAAAGAACCCTTAACAACCAAGCTAGTAAAGGAGCGCCTAGTCGTGCTAATGACACAAACCGAAATGAACAGCTTTCTAGAGCAAATCAACCAAGCGTTCCAAGCGCAGTTCGACAAATTGGACTTACTGGAGAGCCGGGTCAAGGAACTGGAGGAACAACTCAATGAGCAAAAAGGATCCAAGGCTGGCGCGAGCAGGGGTAAGCGGGTACAACAAACCAAAGAGAACGCCTAATCACCCAACTAAGTCTCATGTAGTTGTAGCCAAAGAAGGCGACAAAGTAAAGACTATACGTTATGGACAACAGGGAGTTAGTGGTGCAGGTAAAAATCCTAGTACTGCTAAAGAAAAGGCAAGGCGTAAGTCATTTAAGGCTCGTCATGCTAAAAACATAGCCAAAGGTAAAATGTCTGCGGCTTATTGGGCTAATAAATCTAAATGGTAAGGAGCTAGTTATGCCAATGGTAGGAAAGAAAAAGTATCCGTATACCGCTAAAGGTAAAGCAAAAGCCAAGGCTGCTGCAAAGCGTACAGGCAAGAAAGTTAAAAAAGCTAAAGGTTACTAAAGTGCCTAAGAAAAAGAAAGCTAACGATGCGTGTGCAAAAAAGGTCAAAGCCCGTTACAAGGTATGGCCTTCTGCGTATGCGTCTGGTGCTGTAGCTAAATGCCGTAAGGTAGGCGCTAAGAACTGGGGTAAAAAAAGTGGCCGTAAGAAAAAGTAAAAAAGGTGCTGCCCTAAAGAAGTGGTTTAAGGAAGAGTGGGTTGACGTAAAGACCGGGAAGCCTTGTGGACGCAAGTCTGCCACTAAGTCTAAGCGTCCGTACCCCTCGTGTAGACCCAAGGCTGTGGCTGCTAAGATGACAAAAGGTGAAAAAGCCTCGTCATCACGGCGTAAAACAGGTCCAGCTAAGATTAAACACGCAGTTACTGCTTCTGGTCGTAGGCGTAAAAGTACCAAAAAGAGTAAATAACTCTTGACAAAGTTATAAAAATATGGTATAATAATATCATATAGTTCTATAGAGATAACCAAGGTGGCCTCAAGTGGATCAAGAAACACAGAAGTACTACGACAACTACTTCACCCTGTTTTCTACGGATGGCTGGAAACAGCTAACTGAAGAGTTACAGCAAAATGCTTTAGTGATTAACAGTGTTGAAGCTACTAAAGATGCTAATGATCTATATATGCGTAAAGGACAAATAAATGTTTTAGCATATATTTTAAATTTAGAATCTACAACAAATGCTAATTACGACGAGTTAAACAACAATAATGATTAAAGTATTTGAGTTCCGTTGTACTAACGGACACGTTTTTGAAGAATTTGTAGAGGGCGATGTTACAACCAGTAGGTGCGGTTGCGGAGCCAACGCTACAAAAATTGTCTCAGCTACTCAGCATATCCTAGATGGATCTTCTGGGGACTTCCCCGGCAGGCACATGAAGTGGGTACGCGAACATGAGAAAGTAGGACAATCTAAGCAGGAATCCTAGTTCTAGGGCAACTCCTATTTTATTTCTCCATAACCTAATAATAGGCGGGGTAAGTTTACAATGTCAAGAGCGACACTAATTGATGAGCGTCCGGAAGAGGAGTTAGAAGCAACAGACCAACTCGACACACAGGACACCGTAGAGACTCCTCAAGAAGAGGAACAACCTGTACAAGAGCCTGAAATTCCAGAAAAGTACCAAGGTAAATCTGTCGAAGACCTCGTACAGATGCACCAAGAGCTTGAGAAGTTTTCAGGCAAACAGAGTACGGAAGTTGGAGAGTTACGAAAACTTGTTGATGACCATATCCAGACACAACTCAGTACACAACAAGCACCTCAACAACAGCAACAAACAGACGATGAAGATGATGTTGATTTCTTTGTTGATCCTAAAACCGCTGTTAGTCGAGCAATAGACAACCACCCTAAGATCAGAGAAGCGGAAGCTTACACACAACAAGCAAAACAACAGGCTACTCTTGCACAATTAAAATCTGAGCATCCAGATATGGAACAGGTTTTGCAAGACCCTAAATTTGCTGATTGGATCAAGGGGTCAAAAGTCAGAACACAATTGTTTGTAAGGGCTGACCAAGGGTACGATTACGATTCTGCTCACGAACTGTTCTCACTCTGGAAAGAGAAGAACCAAGTAGTACAGCAGGCCGCTGAAGTTGAAAAACAAGCGCGTAAGAGTGCAGTAAAGTCTGCTAACACAGGCAACGCTCGCGGAACAGGGGAAGGATCACGTAAGAAAGTTTATCGTCGTGCTGACATTATTAAACTTATGCGTACCGACCCAGAACGTTATCAGTCTTTATCTGATGAAATATTTAAAGCATACGCAGAGGGTCGCGTTAAATAGCCTAAAGGAGAAATATTATGGCTGGTGAAACCTCTGGAACTTATTTTACAGCTAATGCTGTAGTAGACAAAACAGCAGCGGGTACTTTCATCCCCGAAATTTGGTCGGATGAAATTATTGCTGCATACCAAAAAAACCTGAAGATGGCTCCCCTTGTCAAGCGTATGTCTATGTCTGGCAAGAAAGGCGATGTAATCCACATCCCTAAGCCTACTCGTGGTGCTGCCTCTGCTAAGGCAGAAGCAACTGCAGTAACCATTCAGGCAAACCTTGAGTCAGAACTGACGATCACTGTAGACCGTCACTTTGAGTACTCGCGTCTGATCGAAGACATCGTAGAGGTACAGGCTCTGTCATCTCTGCGTCAGTTCTACACTGAAGATGCTGGTTATCAGCTGGCTCTGAAAGTTGACACCGACCTCATCAACGCTGCTACTGGTTTTGGTGATGGTACTCGTACGCAGACTCCTGCCGCTACGGGTGCTAACTGGGTAAACAGCAACAGCTACTACTTCAATGCCGCAGCTGGTATTGCTACGTATGCTGTTGACACTGTAGCTACTGGTGACAACTTTACTGACCTTGGCTTCCGTGAAGCTATCAAGCTAATGGACGATGCTGACGTACCTATGGACGGACGAGTTCTCGTAATTCCTCCTGCGTCACGCAAGTCAATCATGGGCATTGATCGTTACGTGTCTTCCGACTTTGTTGGTGGCCGTGGCGTTGAGTCAGGTCTGATTGGTAACCTGTACGGTGTAGACATTTACGTGTCTAGTAACTGTCCTGTTATTGAGACAGGCGCTGAAAACGGTGCTTCATCTCTTGATACTCGTGGTTGCTTGTTCTTCCACAAGGATGCCTTGGTAATGGCAGAGCAACTCGCCGTACGTTCTCAGACTCAGTACAAGCAGGAATACCTGTCTACGCTGTTTACGTCTGACACGCTGTACGGTGTTGAGACTTACCGTCCGGAAGCAGGATTCATCCTCGCTGTCGCTGACGAGTAAAACTCTACGGGGGTCGCAATGGCCCCCTTTTATTTAAGTGCTTGTGTACGAGTCTTTAAATAAAAGATATATAACGGATAGGAAAGCCTTATGTCTAACTAT